ACATCTGACTGGCTGAGGCGCAGTAGATGTCGCCGCCTTTGGCAAACACGTCCTGCCGCCACTGTTCACCGGCGAGCCATGCGATCACTCGGGCTTCGATGGCGCTGAAGTCGGAAACGATGAACTTTGCATCGGTTCTTGGCACAAATGCTGTGCGAATGAGCTGCGACAGTGTGTCCGGCACATCTTCGTAGAGCATTTCCAGCGCATCAAAGTCGCCGCAGCAAACAAGAGCGCGAGCCTCAGCTAAATCCTCCAAATGGTTCTGTGGCAGGTTTTGCATCTGTATAAGCCTGCCTGCCCAGCGTCCTGTGCGATTGGCTCCATAAAACTGAAACATCCCACGGGCGCGACCATCGGAGCAGACTGCGTTTTGCATCGCCTGATACTTTCGTACAGACGATTTGGCAAGTTGCTGACGGATGGAAAGAACATCTGAAAGCTCCGGGGATGCTGTTTTCATAAGCTCAGCCACGGCCTTTTTGCCGAGCGTTTCGGTCACCATGCCGTTGTCAGCAAGCCACTGTTTCATCTGCTGCACAGAGTTTGGATTCTCCAACTCGGTCAGGTGCTTCATGGCGGTGGTGAGCTCAGAACGGGAGCGACCGTCCATAGCAATGGCCTCCTGCACCAGTGTCATATCAAGAGCCACACCTCGGTCGTTTATCTCTTGATCAAGTTGATATTCATCCCAGACGCTGTTCGGCACCGCAAACATGGCAAGCTTTTCTTGAATAGACATCTCCGCTTCAACATCGCGGGCGTTATATTTTTTGAACGCCGACCACTTGTCCGGCGCGTGGTACGGGTAATTGCGGGTGCGCTGGCTGTTGGATTTTGTAGGCGCACAGGGCTGGCAGAAGTATTTAATGAGGTCTTTGCCCTCAGCGAGCTTCTGCTTATCCAGTTTAAGCACCGAACCGACACCTTCCAGTGAAAGCGGCAGTCCCATTGTCGCAGCCCATACCATTGAGCACTTCCACGAAATGGGGTCGAGATACTCGCCGCTGGGCAGGCCAAGAAAACGCGACAGGCAGACCCGTTCAAAGTTGGCGTTGAAAGCCCATTTTGTAACGGCTTCATCGGTTATGGCTCTTAAAATATCGCAGGGTATCTTCTCGCCGCAGACAAGGTCAACCACCTGAACAGAACTGCCATCCACGCTGTAGCCGAACAGTAAAATCTCAAAATCCGGTGATTCGACATAGCGGTAAACGCCTGCTTTGGCAATGTTGATACTGGAAAATGTCTCAATATCAATAGAAAGAGTTTTCATGATTAGCCTCCATTTACAGAGAACGGCGGCAAAGAGCTCTCTGCCGCCGTCCGTAGATTCTTACTTGAAATCCCGCATACGCTTTTCGTGATACTCCTTATCACGGGATTCACGTTCAGCATCGCGCTTATTGCTCTTGCGGTCGTTACGAATGCTTTGAATCATCGAGATCAAGAACGTCACGCACAGGACTGAATACAATCCCAAAAGGATATTTACTAAAATAGTTGTCATTGTTTTACCGTCCTTTCTTAAGACAGGAAGTCTTCATCATCATCAGTTGCAAAATCGGACTCAGCACTGGTTTTGCCGCCGAGAGGCTCGCCGTCGCGCACCTTCTGCAGGTTGTTCAAACCACAGGCAATGCCCTTATTATCGTTGGAATTGAAGGCATAGAAGCTGATACTTGCTCTGCCGTACACACCAGAATAAACCTCGGAGCGGGTCAGGATGGGACTGCGGTCGGCATCGACAATACCGGGAGCAGTAGCGGAGTTTGCGTTGATGAAGTACGCGCCTGCATAGGCCGGATCATCCGGACGCTCGGTGTCACCATCGCGGAGTGGGGTCTTGAGTGCTGTCATCGGAGGCACAGATTTACCGTTGCCCTTCAGCTTGGATACACCATCATGGTAGGCGGCTTCGATTGCCGCCTTAATCTTGGCGACGGTCTTGGTGTCGGATTTGGGAACGATGAGAGAAACAGAAAACTTCGGCGTACCGCCGTTGATGCTCTTGGCCTCCCAGATGTTTGCGTAGCTCCAGCGGGTGTCGGGTCCGGTGATAACCTTCATTGGGTTGTTGGCTTTATTGGTGTTGTTATTCATAATCGTTTTCCTCCATAAAATCATTTTTGGCTGTGTTCATGGCCGGGCGTTTATCGCTCTCCGGCACGAGCGTGGGTTTACCCTGCGGTTTTTCAATGTAGGCCGCGAGGAGTTCGTCAAAGCGGGATTTGCCGAGCAGCTTCTGCATGGCGGTGACACCGAGAACCTTGCGTTCATACGGGTCGAAACCTGCGTTGCTGACTGTATCGGCAACCGCCGAATCGTTTGTGTACTTGCGATTGGAGCGCCCTTCGACCAGCTTCCAGCCAGTCCAGTCTTTGCCGCTGATTGCTTGCTGCAAGGCGTATTCCTTGATATCCGTCGCCCAAGCGACAAGGTCATCGATTTTTGTGAGGATATCTTCAATGTCCTCGTCTAAAAGCAGCGGCGGCAGCTTAAAATCATACCGGGCAAGCTCCAAATTGGCGTTGGCTCTGGCACGGCAGACATGCTTTGCCTTGCAGAAGCCGCACCATTCGCCGCAGAGAAAGGTTCCATCACCTGCGAAAGCAAGGTCGGCAGTAGGCTTGAGCACCTCGTCGGCCCAGCGGTAAAGCTCGGCTTTCGGGAGTTCGTAGGTGCTGACGTTGTCACGGCGCGGCTGGTAAATGGTCATTGAAACGCCGTCGATGTCGTAGATGCCGTCGAACAGTTCCAGCGCCCCAAGGGCGTAGCACTGCATTTGTGGGTTTTCTGTTGCGTTGACCATGATTCCACGACCGTGCTTGTAGTCGATGATTTTCAAGGTGCCGTTCGTAATGATGAGGCAATCGGCGGTACCGAAGCCGGATTCTACCCAGCGGGAGAAGTCCACACGCTGCTCAATCAGAACAACCGGATCGGTGCAGGTCTGCTTAGCAGCTTCCACCTGTTCGAGTACATAGGTGGCATATCCGTTGGCACAGTCGTCCATTTCTTCATTAAACCATGTCAGATTCCCAGTGGGGTCCTCGGCCTCCATACCCAGTGCCCGACGGAGTTTGTACTCACAAAGGGCATGGGCGTCGGTGCCTTCGGCGGCGTAATCGCTGCCTTTGTCCTCGTAACTCTCACAGAGTCGTGCACTGGGTGGGCATCGAAGCCAGCGTTCCGACGAGGATGCGGAGAGAAGTGCGTGTCCTTTAGGTGGCATCGTTCAATCCCTCCACATCGGCAAGCAGTGCCTTGTAGTTGGCAGGGTCAATACCGGACAGGTTATCGGCACCATACTTCTGGAGCAGAGAGCGAATCTGAGCGGTAAAACCGGCACGGGACTTGTCTGCAAGGACGGCTCTGACCGCTTCCAGCGTAAGTACAGGTTCATGGGGTACTGTCTTTTCAGGTAAAGGTTCGTCGCTGCTGAATTGCTCTGCCAGCCAATCGGTGGCTTTGTTAATCGCGGCAGCGCATCTGCGCAGATCTTCGATGATTGCGGCCATTTCGCTCATTTTGCTCATCTGTTTTTCCTCCTTCCGTAGATTGTCTTTGACTGGCAAGCAAGGTCAGTTTTCTTGCGAGTCGCATGGATACGATGCTGATCGCGGTGAGAACATCAACGAGCTCGTCATCCGCAGCGCAGCTTTGGGGTTTCATCTGGGTCTGGTACATTTCGTTTCACCTCCGTTCTGAAAGCTGGTTGCTTATCGCTTTCACAACTCACTGGAACGAAAAGGCCCATTTGGACGAAAAACAGAAAAACTTTTTTGAAAAAATCTCCGACCACCGTATTAGGGCGGCCGGAGACCTTACATCATTAGAAGATGTCGCCGTATTCCTCACGGATTAGGGCTTCAACCTTTTCAAGATGCGACCTAAAGGTGCTGCGGGGTATTCCAACAAGATCGGCAATGTCGCGGTCTGATACGCCTTCCATGCGTAGCTCTCCGATACGGCGGGCTTCGGGAAAGAGCTTATCCAGGCGTTTGAATAACTGATCCAGTACGATTTTGTCGGTCACGATTGACTCGACATCAGCACAGGGGTCCTCACGCTTGTCCCCCATGAGCTCCTGCTCATACTCAAGCGACCATACATTTCCTGGCGCATGATACGAGCAATCGAGGCAGCAGCCGTCGCAGCGCCACAGCTTACTTTTCGGACACATACACTGACCGAGCTTTTGGGCTTGCTTCTGGGTACACCAGATGGGACGGTAGTATTCGTAATAGAACTCCTTCGTCACCGGTACGAACTGGTGGGTGCTGGGGATGTAGACCTTGTACTGCTTGTCTGGTTGCTGGTCGTCGTGGTTTTTCATTTGATTTCCTCCTGTGATTTGAATTGCGTGAGCAATCGCAGGGGGGAAATCTCTGAGGCTTTGTGCAAATTTACACTTATTCCATTGTTTTTCGGGTTAATATGTGATATTATGTTT